AATAGTGATTCGGCCCGACTCAGTGCTCGCTGAGCAGAATCTTTTTCCGCAGTGAGATTGGCGATCTGGTCGATCAGCTGATCTTTCTTGACGAGTAAGGCGGCTAGATCGGCCATGTGTTAGAATCCCAACACGGATTGCAGTGTGGTTATCTTGGGAAGATAAATGGTTTCACCGGCCACGAAGTCCCAGGGTGGTGCTGTGAGCGTGTTGGGATTGCGTTGATAAAACACCCACCAGAGATCCGGCAGATCATACAGGTCAAAGGCCAGCATGTCCGGCCGGTACTGATAGGTTTCGTTGATCTGGAACAATTGATCATCCAATTCCTTGGGGATCACACGATTGACCATGATGTCCAGATAGAACTGGGCATAGGGCGTGGCGAAGTAAGGACTAGTTGAATTGTAAACGGCCATTACCAAAATCCTCCTTTGAGCAGATCACCATTGGCATACTGTTTGAGACTGAACTGTTTAGACACCTGTTCACGGCTCTGCATGGGATGCAGTATGATGCTGATCTCCATCTTGGTGGGCACATAGGTGGGTCTGTTGGTGCCCAGGGTGGGCGGTGCCGGAGGTGAAGCTATGGCACCTTTTTTGATGCCCTGTGGTTTCAGCACATTGTTGATCCTGGTCCAGGCCGACGAAAATGGGTTGGTGGGCAGGTCCTGCCTGTCTCGACGTTGCAGCAAATTGGTTCCGTTGATGTTGGGACTTCCTGCACGTATGTAGTCCACGTCAGCGGGCAGCACGTAGTTAAATGAGGCCACCACGCAGGGTGCGAGATTGAACTGATATTCGCCTAGGCCTTGAAGGAACACCAAGGGTGGCGGTGCTCCGCTGGTGGCATCCTGACCATAGAACATCTTGGTCACAGATCGGAAGAAGTGTATCACTGCCAAGAGATAGTTGGCCTCTGCTGTGTCCTGGGCAGTGAATGTGGCATTGATCTGTATGTCTTCCACTTGGCTGCCTTGATAAAAGAATCCGCGGTAATTAGAATGTGTGAGGTTGTAGGAGTTGTAAGTGGCCTTGTAGGCCGTGGTGATCTGCGGTGTGTATGGGAACACCACACCATCTGTCACGGCCAAGGGCTGCAGGATTCCAGGGTTGTCGCTCTTGTAGAGATATTCAGCCAAGGGTGCCAGTCTGAGCCGCACACGCCAGTCACCGTCGTTGGCCTGTTTGCGTTGCTGCTGCAGGATGGCCTGGGCACGGGCACGGTCCAGCGTGGATCGCTGCCGGGCTGCTTCTGCGGACGACAACGTGGTCAGTCCATCAGGTCCAAATTCAACTTGTTGATCTGCCCGGGCAGCATCAATCTCTTCGTCGGTGAGTTCTTCAGCGTCGCTGCGACCTTCCACATCGCTGTAGGGATCGATCTCGTTTTCGAGATCATAGTCTATGGGATTGTCTTCGGCCTGTATCTCTTCTTCGGTGAGATCTCGACCCAACACATCCTCATAGGGATCTACTTCTACTTCGTTGCTGTAGTCAATGGGATTGTCTTCGGCCTGTATCTCTTCTTCGGTGAGATCTCTGTCTGCTATGGCATTGTAGGGATCAATGTCTTCTTCGAGATCATAATCCACAGGATTGTCTTCGGCCTGTATCTCTTCTTCGGTGAGGTCACGACCGAGCACATCCTCATAGGGATCAACTTCTACTTCGTTGGCTCTATCCAGTATGTCTGGATCCAAGGGTTCATCCACATCACCATAGCCGGGCCCAGGATCTTGGTCCAGGTCATCACCACCGTCGATGTCTGCAGCGGATAACACAAAATCATCCTGTGGTGTGATCTCAGGATCGGCTGCTTCTTCTTCCGCAGTGAGTTCGGTGTCGGCTTCAGTTTCGGCCACTCGTTCCTCAAGTTCTTCCAGTGTGAGATCCAGTTCTTCTGTTTCGGATTCAATCTCAGGTGGTGGAGGAGCGTCAATCACCGCACGCACTGCTTCGGGATTTTCCTGGAAGAAGGCTGCCTCGGCCGCGGCAGCTTCATCACTGACAAAGGGTTCCTGGAAATTGGCACCGGTCTCGTTGACCTGGGTGGCTGTCTGGGCTTGATATTCAGCGACCTCTTCGTCGGTGAGTGGTGCTGGACCAGTATCTATTTCAGCTGCAGGAACTTCTTCTATGGCAGGCTCTGTGACTTCAGGATCGGCAGCCGTTTGTTCTTCAGTGAGTTCAGTGACTGCTTCGGTCTCTATTTCAGCTGCAGGCACTGCTTCGGGCGTCTGTGCTGCTTCTGACACTGCCACTTCGGGATCTGCTGCAGGATTGACATTTTCGGGTATGACTTCCACGGTGTCCAGGCTGGGCACAGGATCCGCCACAGGATCTACGAAAGTGTCAACCTGGGGATCTTCACCCGCAGCCAGCACCGTGGGATCTGTTTCGGCCACGGCCTGCTCGGCCTCTACCAGAGCAGCATCAGCGGCTGCAGTGACCTGGGACTGTTCTTCCAAGGCAGCAATCTGTGTGTCGCTGAGAGGTATGCCTGCGGAAGTCTGTTCTTTAGCTGCAATGAGATCTTCGCGTAGTTTCTGGTTTTCGGCGATGGCTTTTTGTTCGGCTTCTGATGCAACCTGTTTGCTTGTTTGTATACTTTGTTCTTCACTGACGACCTCGCCATTGGCATCAACCACCAATCTTTCTGTTACGCCGCCGCCTTGAGCGACATCAATTATGCCCACAGGTTGGCCACCCACAGTTTCGATCGTCGTTAACCTGGCGGGTCCTGTATCATAACTTACCGTGGTGCTGATGGGTTCACCATCCTTGGTTATGGTGGAAGTGGTCAGCGGTCCATTGGTATAATTAGTGAGCTGTACGCCGTCGGTGGTAGTGGTCACAGAGAACCCGTCGATGGTGGGCGTAGTGTAAGATGTTTCTTGGCCAGCGGCATCATAGCGGAATGTTCCGTCAGCACCGGAAATCTCATAACTGCCGTCTCTATTGATGGTTTCTCTGCGGCCGTCACCGAGGTCGACCACTACTGATCCTCGGTCATTGATGCTTTCGGGGTTGGTAGCTGCGGCCTGGATCCAACGATTTTCTTGCTGGGCCTGTTCCGCACGGAAAGCAGCATCGGGTGGCGGTGGTGGTCGTTGGAAGGTACCCGCACCCTCAGTTGATGGTGGAGGTATCTGTGGATCTTCTGTAGGATATGAAGGTGCGGATTCAACGCCAGCGACCGGAGTACCCGAAGTTAGGCCGCCTGCCGTGAGTCCTTTCACGGGCTCGCTGACTATGGGTCCTGCTGGTTGACCAAGACCCGGTATGGTAGTGTTCAATGTGCCAATGGTCTGGCCGTCTGTGCCCTGCTGTTGCGGCACGCCCACGCCCACAGTGCCCGGAGCAGTGGTGGGAGGAGGTGCAGAAAGTTCTTCTCTCAGTGCTTGTTGGCTGGTGGGTGCATTGGTGTAGAGATCCTGCTGTTCTTGGGCATAACGAGCGGCATAGGCATCTTTGTTTCCACCGGCAGCAGCATCAGCACCGGTGCGGATGTTGGTGAGTTCTTGGCGGAATTCTGGACTGACATTGGTGCCGGTTTCAAAGTTGGCATCAGCATCGGCCAGTTTGTTCACGGCCTGTTCCTTGGCCCGGGCAGCGGCGTACTGCTCGTAGGAGCCGTCAGCTGGCGTGCTGGCCTGGCCGTTGGTGGTCAAGGCATCGTATTCTGCTTGGCTTACTTCTCGTAGTTCACCATTGATATTGATCTGGGGCATGGGGGGTCAGCATCCTATGTGATATTTATGGGCTATAAAAACGGCTAAGTTTATCATATCGAGGTTGACAACCGTGGCGTTTGTGCTACAATAAATACATTCTAGGAGAATCATGTTGTCAACTACACTGCCGTTGAAGCCTCCCCCCAAAGTCAACTATCTCAACAACCGAGATCTTTTAAAAGAAATACACCTCAGCAAGAACACCTACTGCAGTTTTCGAGACCCTGTAGCGGATCATCAGTACGACATTATCTTGCCCTCAGTGAGCAAAATCAACCAAAGGACCATAGCCGAAGCCCGCAGGAATCGTGCGGCCCGGCTCACCAAAGAAACCGGCACCGAAGTCAACGAAAAAAAGATACTTTGCACAGATCTGGTGTTCCGCATCATGACCTGGGAACACATACCCATGGCCGCCAAAAAAGTGCCCAAGACCGCTGCCAAGAAAAAGAAAAGCATCGAAGACATCCTGGGTTTTGAGGAACTGCCGCCCGAGGATCCGCTAGCGGATCTCGTGGATGAACCCATCCTGGATCCGGTGCATGTGCGTGTGAATTTTCCACCGTTTTTCCATTATCGTGTCACCGACCATCGCGTGCCTTATCTGGTGGGCCGAAGCCATTGGCAAGGTGATGTAGATACCGGTTCCTACAGCCGAGATCACGGCACCATGACCCGCAAATTGGCCATGATGTTCATGAAACTGTGCGAGCGGTATGCCACAAGATCCAACTGGCGAGGCTATACCTACAACGAAGAAATGCGTGGTCAAGCACTGTTGCAATTAAGCCAGATTGGCCTGCAGTTTGACGAATCAAAGTCCAGCAATCCTTTTGCCTACTACACAGCGGCCATAACCAATTCGTTTACAAGAGTACTCAACATCGAAAAGAAAAATCAAAACATCAGAGATGACATACTGGAGATGAATGGTTTGAATCCATCCTGGACCCGGCAGTATTCACAAGCCGGTACCACGGCCACTACTTCGGTGGTTGCTATCTCTTCAGAAGACTAGTATACTGATCCAATGACCAACTTATTCCGCAAGACCGCGGTATTCACCGACATCCACTTTGGCTTGAAGTCAAACAGTCTTTTACACAACCAAGACTGCGAAAAATTCGTGGATTGGTTCATCGCCACTGCCCAAGAACAGGGCTGCGAGACCGGCATGTTCCTGGGAGACTGGAGCCATCATCGGGCCAGCATCAACATGCAGACCTTGCAGTACAGCCTGCGTGCTTTGGAAAAACTCAGTGCAGCATTTGATCGATTCTATTTCATCCCGGGCAATCATGATCTTTATTATCGCGATCGGCGAGACATCTACTCAACTGAATGGGCTCGTCACATACCCAACATCATCATCTGCAATGATTGGTTCCAGGACGGTGATGTGATCATAGCTCCTTGGTTGGTGGGCGACGACCATAAAAAGATCTCCAAGATGTCGGCCCGATACATGTTTGGTCATTTTGAGTTGCCACACTTCAAGATGAATGCCATGGTAGAGATGCCCGATCATGGCGAAATCGCCGTGGAGCACTTTGGTCATTATGATCGTGTGTTTTCTGGGCATTTCCATCTCAGGCAACACAAACGCAACATAACCTATATCGGCAATGCTTTTCCACATAACTTTGCCGACGCAGGCGATGATCAGCGAGGTGCCATGATCTTGGAATGGGGGCAGGAACCCGTGTTTGTGGCCTGGCCCGAACAACCTCTGTACAATGTCTGGGATCTCAGTTACGTGATCGACAACGCTGATCGGATACTACGACCCAACATGCATGTGCGAGTGCAGCTGGACATTGAAATTTCCTACGAAGAAGCCAACTACATCAAAGAAACGTTCATCACCAAGCATGGTCTGAGAGAAATGGCCTTGATGCCAAACAAACGCACGGCTCTGGAAGAAGACATGGCACCCGGGGATGTGAAATTCGAAAGCGTGGACCAGATAGTCACTGATCAGATCGTCAAGATCGAATCAGAATTCTACGATCCAAAATTGCTGCTGCAGATCTACCAGGCCTTATGATCTACTGTGTCTGGTACCCCAGTGGTGGCTTTGGTCATTTTATCAATGCAGTGATTTCTTTTTTTGGCGACAATTTCCAAAGACCCCAGGGTGACTATTCATTTTTAGGTGACGGTCGTAGCCATGATACGCCGCTGTCTTTGCCCAAATTAGACAAAAAAACTCTTTACAGGTATTCTACGATCAATGTGGATCCCGGTTTGGATCACAGTGTGCTGATAGACAATGGCATAGAGGACGAAACTGTGGATTTCCTTCATTTCTTTCCACAGGCAAAATTGATAAAAATCTGTTACGATGACAAGACCTGGCCCATAGTGGCCCAGACACACATCATCAAGGCCATGCAATCGGATCTGGACAGCGAGATAGCACTGGATATCGATCTCTGGCCCGATGCTGCAGATTGGGCACGGAGAGAAAAATATTTCCTTTATCTACGAGACCACGATTTCCGTCATCGATGGAGACCTGACCATTTGTCCGTGCCATTTCATTTGAAATATTTGTTGGAATATGATTCCATGATCCAGGAGTTTGATGGTCTTGGTATAACTGTGCGAGGCAGCGAAAAAATCTGGCAACAATGGTTTGCCAGCAATGAAAAATATCTATCTCCGGTGTTGCTGGCCCAGGACGTGATCCGATCTATCAACAACGGTCAGAACCGTGATCTCAGTCACATCAAAGATCTATGGACTCAGGCCGTGATTTACTATTTCATATGGTTGGAATTTGGTAAGGAAATTCCGCACAATGATTATGCAGATTTTTTCCCTGACACTGATGCCATGACCAGATTCCTGATGTCATGAATATATTGACGATAGCCGACGGCTATGGTGACAGCGTGGCCTGTCCGGCCTGGTACCCAGACTACTTTAAGTGGCCGAAATTACTGCAGTTGATGACCAAAGGTACCACTGTGATCGACCTGTGTCGTTATGGTGCCGGCAACGAGTACATCGTGAACTGTCTCAAACATAATTCCGACCCAGCAGATGTTGTTTTTGTACAATGGGCCATGCCAAACAGGCTTGATCTCGTGCTGTGTCATCCTCCTGACGTTTTGCAGCAATGGCAACAGAAAATCCAGGATGATCCGATATATTCAGACAACGTCATAGGACTTAAAAATGAGAATTGGTGGCTTTCGAGCTCTTCGACGGTTGACTGGGTGCAGACATATCATCACACGATATCATCTCGGCAGCACGAGCTAAGATCGCAGATCTGGATCGAATATGCCGATAGATTTTTAGAAAACAAGCCGCATGGTTTTCTGCTGACCTCAAACAGCGAATATCTCAGCGAAGTACAAATCGACCCTGACAAATGGATCTGGCACCAGCCCTGGAAAGGCATGCATGATTGGAGATTCCACAGTCGATACAAAGATCTCGATCTGGGCTTGGTACAGCCCATTCCTTTGATACAGTTTGATTTCGTACGAGAATTTTTCATGCCAAAGTTTGATCTTTCCTGGAGAAACGAAAAAGAATTGCAGGCCGTCGAAAACCTGCTGTTTAAAAAACACAATGCATGCAAAGACAAAAAGCCGCCCAAAGTAAAACAAGGATATCATCCACGGTGAATTGGCGACGTATACAATTGGTGGATGAGCTATGTGATCAAGATCAGACGATATTACGACTCGTCAATGGTCATCCGGTGCGATTAAATGGAAATCATCGAGGTTTTGATCAATTCATCACACAAGATCAGGATAGCAATTTTGCCCTGGTATTGCTTACCGATCCGGCATGGATCAGTGAAATATTCCAACAGTTGGACGATTGGATCGATGATAAAATTGATTTCGTTTACATAGGAATCAATAGATATTGCATACTCGGAAACGACACAATCACGGAGTATCATGATAACGGCATTGGGCGAGGACAACAGCTTGTGAATGTGCTACGTGATTTTTTGCTGGGAAAAGGTCTTGTCATGAAGACTTCGGGTACCTTTGACGACGATCTGGGACGATACTTTAATTTTGTACAACCGTTAACTTGGATTTATTGCGAACGTGAGACAGACCGCAGTCACTGATACCAATCGTATAGACTTTTACCGGCAGCTATATCCGGTTCAAAAAGACACGATTGAAGAACTCATTGATATTTCCGCCGTGGACGATCCAATCATGGCCATAGACTGTTGCGGCTGGCATTACAAAGATCTTTTTGACAAACAAATCATCATGGTTGAAACGATAAAGACTGCACACCAATTCACACTTGACAAAGAGAAATTTGATCGGCTGATAGATGATCGCACAGACGGAAAAATTGTTTGGCCCAAGATTCAATGTACACGACCAGCATTGCTGATGGACCGATCGCCCTTGCTTAGATATAAAACTGTGCCGCAGATAAGTGATTTTCTTTCAGACCTGATCTCAAACTACCATCCAACAAAGATTTTTCTTCGTGGCAGTCTGTTGACTGTGGATGATTTCAGGCTGGATGATAGATTTTATTCCTGGCAAAACTTCAGGCTCAACGGATTCGTGGTGACCAAATTCTTTTATGATACCAACAGGCTCACATGGCAGATTTCATTAAAATCTCGAATCTGATACCATTGGACTTTGTGCCTGGTACGCATGGTCATTTCTTGGAATATCTATTGAATCGAGGATTTGGTCATGTTAATTGCGGGTTTTCTCCTTTCAGCGACACGGGCACTAGCCATCGCTGGCCGGAAACCTATCGGGCACGCCCTGTCAAATGCCGACACTGGAGCGAGAAATACTCCGAGCAGCTCAGAGCCTACGATCGTGCTATCCGCATCGTGTTTGATCAAGATGATCTACTGCTGGTCAACAGTCTTTGTTGGTTGCGTGCGGCCGATCAAAATCTTGACAACAACCAATTGCACATCGACACAGTCAAAAAACTCAACACCGAATTTTATAGTACGGTTTTAGAAGAGATATATCATGCCTATCCATTTCTAGACAGAAATGATAGAGACATACCTAGATATGTGTTGAGAGAGTTTTTTAAATTTGGGTTCGCTGATCCTTGCAAAAACGGCATGTGGATCAGACTAAATCATCTGCTAGATTTTCCCTTGCAGGATGATTTCAAGATCAAATTAAAACAAATCTATGACCTTCCCAGCTTGTATGCTGTGCTAGATGATATACAAGATTGGTCAAAGATGACCTTCCATTTTGGCGACTGGATTCCGGTACTCCACGGAGAATTCCTATCAAAAATAAAATACTTCAACGACAAAGATCACTGTGATCAGATCATCCAAAACATAGTCAATCAAAACGATTGCGACATTCCATTACTGAGTCTGTTCCAAGAAAGCTACATCAACGGCAATTTAGAACGGATCTATCGGAAAGAAATGCCTTTTTGTCAGCATGACTATTTTAAAAACACAAAAGATGTGTTAGAATATATAAAAATCGCACCCAACCTATGATACAGATACGAGACCTCACGGTAAAGAATTTCATGAGCGTGGGCAATGCCACGCAGGCCATAAACTTTGATCGCAGAGACCTCACCTTGGTCCTGGGTGAAAACTTGGATCTGGGCGGTGATGGCAGTCGCAATGGCACAGGCAAGACCACCATCATCAATGCTCTCAGTTATGCTCTCTATGGCCAGGCCCTGACCAACATCCGACGAGACAATCTGGTCAATAAAACCAACGGCAAAAACATGTTGGTCGGTTTAGATTTCACTGTTAACGGACGAGACTATCGCGTGGAGAGAGGTCGCAAGCCCAATGTGCTAAAGTTTTATGTCAACAACGAAGAACAGTCGGCCGAAGACGACAGCCAAGGTGATTCTAGAGAAACGCAGGAAGCCATAGAGTCAGTCTTGGGCATGACACACGACATGTTCCGTCATGTGCTGGCCTTGAACACCTACACCGAACCATTCTTGAGTCTCAAGGCCACGGATCAACGGATCATCATCGAACAGTTGCTGGGCATTACCTTGTTGAGCGAGCGTGCGGAACGTATCAAAGAACTCAATCGCGTGACCAAAGAAAGCATCACCGCAGAAGAGATGCGGATACGTGCGGTACAAGAAGCCAATCGTCGCATAGAAGAACAGATCGAAAGTCTAAAAAAACGTCAGACTCTGTGGCTGGCTAAACAGCGAGATGACTGCGACAAGTTGCAGCAGGCCATCGCGGCCTTGGAGCACATCGACATTGACGCAGAGATACAGGCACATCGAGATCTTGATACCTATCATGCCCGCAAGAAAACCATTGACGATCACAATCGATACATCCGGCAGATCGACACCGAACAGGCCAAGATTGTCAAGGAACAGGACAAAATCAAGAGAGAACTAGCAGCCTTGGATGACCATCAGTGCTATGCCTGTGGCCAGAACATACACGATGCCAAACAGGATGAGATCCGGAAAAACAAACAGGCTGCATTGCAAGAAACCGCTGTCCAATATCTTGCCAATGACACACAGCGAACCGAGCATGTGAACGAACTAGATGACCTTGGTGAACTGGGCACAGCACCTACAGTGTTCTATGACGATCTGGAACAGGCCCTGGGTCACAAGAACAGCGTGGATGGTCTACGCCGTGATCTCGAGCACCGATCCGCTGAAACCGACACCTACGGTGAACAGATTGAGGACATGCAGGGCCAGGCCCTGCAGACAGTGAGTTATGATGAGTTAAACGAACTCACCCGGCTGCAGGAACATCAGGACTTCTTGTTGAAGTTGCTCACAAACAAAGATTCCTTCATACGCAAAAAGATCATCGAACAGAACTTGAGTTATCTCAACAATCGTCTCACACACTATCTGGACCGTATCGGCCTGCCACACCAGGTCATATTCCAAAACGACCTAACCGTGGAGATCACGGAACTGGGCCGTGATTTGGACTTTGATAATTTGAGTCGAGGCGAACGAAATCGCCTGATACTAAGTATGAGTTGGGCATTCCGAGATGTGTGGGAAAGTCTGTATCACCCCATCAATGTATTATTCATCGACGAATTGGTAGATTCCGGCATGGACACACAGGGCGTGGAGAACAGCCTAGCCTTGTTGAAAAAGATGAGCAGAGAACGACACAAAAGCATCTGGCTCGTGAGCCACAGAGATGAACTGGCCGGGCGTGTGGAAAATATCCTGCGAGTGATCAAAGAAAACGGATTCACTTCCTACAATACCGATATTGATCTAGCATGAACATTCTAATTATCGGTCAGAAAGAGCGGCATGCAGCAATCTCCTTTTGAACTAGAAAACATCACGACATTGCATATCGAAACCACCACGGTTTGTAACGCTGCGTGTCCGCAGTGTGCAAGAGAAATTCCAGAATTCTACAATGACCGCCACGATCGATATCATCTCAGCATGCAACAACTGATAGATACATTTGGAGATGAATTTTTGCGTAAACTACAAAAACTACAGATTTGTGGCGTATTTGGTGATCCAGCTGCAGGACAGCATACCATGGATATTGTGCAATGGTTTCGTAGATACAATCCATTATCTGCAATTTCAATACACAGCAACGGTGGTCTGCGGACCGAGGCTTGGTGGATTAAACTTGCCAAACTTCTACGACATCCTAGAGATCATGTCACATTCAGCATAGATGGTTTAGAAGATACCAATCATCTCTATCGAAAACAGGTGAAATGGTCTGTTTTAATGAGCAATGTTCGGGCATTTGTAGCAGCCGGTGGGCCCGCACACTGGGACATGTTGGCATTCGCACACAACGAGCATCAAATTGATCAATGCGAATCTCTAGCGAGAGATATGGGATTCCGATATTTCAGAGTCAAGGTCAGTCGCCGCAATCAAACCGAGTTCACTCCCAAGGTAGCAGTAAGTCCGCAGTGGCAAACTATGTTGATCCCAAAAACCATGAAAGAACACCCGGATTTTGGGTACAAAAACAAATCTAATCTATGCCCTGTGGTACATGAACGCAGCCTGTATGTGGCAGCTACCGGAGAAGTCCTGCCATGTTGCCAACTGGGCAAAGAAATTTTTTCAAAAACTGATGAATTAAAATCTCTGATAACCACAACAGATTTTCAGGGCATAGTTGACCGGTGGACGGATCGGCCTTATAGTACCTGTGTACAATGTATGGGAGACTCATGGCACACCTCAGTAAAAAAAGAAGTAAAATTTGATTATGGCACTTGATCGTTTGAGCATCCAAGGTTGCTGATGAAATCTTTTGATTTTCAGATTATCAACGAATACCAGTTGGAAATAACCAGTTATTGTAATGCTGCTTGTCCGCAGTGTCCACGAAACAACAACGGAACTGGTATCAATCACAGGATGCCGCTGTGCCATCTTGATCGTTGGATCATAGATCGTGCATTTACAAAAGATCTTTGCAGTAAACTGAGACAGATCTTCTTCTGTGGAAGCTACGGGGATCCTATCATGCATCCTGATTTCTTGGATGTGTTGCGTGACTTTCGCAAAAAAAATCCCAAATTGTGGTTGTATTTCCATACCAACGGTGGCGTACACGAACCTGAGTACTGGGAGGAAATCGCTGGTATCATGGCCGGATATGGGCAGATAGATTTTGGCATCGACGGATTGGAAGATACTTTGCATTTGTACAGACGCAACGTAAAATACAGCAAAGTCATGGCCAATGCCCGGGCATTCATACAAGCAGGCGGCCGAGCTCAGTGGAATTTCATTGTGTTCCAACACAATCAACATCAAGTTGAGCAGGCACAAAAGTTAGGCAAGGAATTGGGATTTCTCAATGTGTTGATTAGAAAAACAGGAAGATTTTTCAATCATCGTACCATAGAGGAAATGACATCGTGGCCGGTAGGAGATCAATATGTGCTGGAACCTCCGACGTTGCCAGAATATCGCAATCAAAGCATGCTGTTTTTGCCAGATCTTAAAAAACAGTACGCAGACATCCGAGATTACTTTGACGCCACTGAGATTCGCTGTGACGCCATGATCGGTCCAAAGGTTGTGATCAATGCCGAGGGGCTGGTGTTACCTTGTAATTTTTTCAATCATAACTTGTATGATCGCAGATTCTATGAATCTGATGTATTGCCGGAATCCAATGCATTGAGCACAGTGGATGGAAAGAACCAGGTAAGAACATTTTTAGAAAGTTACGACTTAGATAGTTTTAATATACATTTGCACAGTCTTGAAGAAATTTTTCAAAATCCCATGTGGACGGATTTGGTTGCCAGTTGGGAGAAAACTCTGGTTCAAGGCCGCTTGTTTGAATGTGCCATGACCTGCGGCGAAAAAATCACCAAGGTATGGGATCAAGGAGGAAGCAAAAGATGAAATATATGATAACCGGTGGAAGCCGAGGTCTAGGCCAATCTTTGGTCGAGCATTTTAATGGTGACAGTTACTGTCGGCAAAATGGTTACGACATCACCAAAGACATTGATCGATTGGTCGAGGCCAGTTTTGACTATGACGTTTTTATCAACAATGCATTTGATGGTCCGTTCCACGAGCCCTGGGCCAACTTTGCACAAACCAAACTGCTTTATGCTGTGGCGGATGCCTGGCGAAGTAAAAACAAAACAGGGTATATCATCAATATTGGCAGTGTGGGCAGCGAATCTGTAGTGGCCCCGGATCCTGCATTTGAGACCTATCGAGTAAGCAAGTCGGCTTTGAAAGCACACAGCTTGCAATGGACTCGTGCCTTCAAAGAAAACAAAGTATTGTTCCGGACCAGTTTGCTCACGGTTGATCGACTGGACACAGAGTTGACTCGCAGTCGGCCTAGTTGGACCGGCAATGGACTTGACAGCAATGATATCTGTCAGTACATCGAGCTAATTATTAGATCTAAATCAAATACCTGCATCGAAGAAATTGTATCTTGGGTGAATTTAGATCATAAACACTAAAGCATGTCATGGTTATTCGAAAGCAAAGAAATCACGGAGATACCCGAAGAATATGCTGGTTTTGTTTATATAATAACCAATAAACTGACCGGCAGAATGTACATTGGCAAAAAGCTCAGCAAATTTAAAAAGACCACATACAAGACAGTAAAACTCAAAAACGGCAAGAAGAAACGCAAGAAGATACGCGGTACCATAGATTCAGATTGGCAGACATATTACGGCAGTTCTCCGGAGTTATCTCGAGATGTTGAACTGCTAGGCACAGAAAATTTCACACGCGAGATATTGTATTACTGCAGATCAAAAGCTGAATGCAGTTACATAGAGGCTCGAGAACAATTCCTCCGCAGGGTACTTGAATCAGACGCATACTACAATGGTCACATACAGGTTCGGGTGCATGGCTCACACATCAAAGGCAAACTCAGCAACTAACGGCTAGCGCAGGCCAACATCGTGCGCCCTAGACCTGGAACAGGATTCACAGGGATGGAAGACTCACCGTGCAGTGAGCACTCAACCACTACCCGCAAGGATGACGACGGCTCAAGACCTGCCGTTTGGTTGTTGGAAAAGCATATCAAGGCAAAATGAGAGGAGAAAAACCTCAGGCATACAAGTGATGATAGCGTATGATTTGTATGTTGCCGTTGTGATAAGACGGAGTGAGCAGGTACCGGACAACCGCCTGCGTGAACTAGTCGTTCGTAGCTCTAACGCTGTGTGACTGCGCCACTCGGATGATGCAGATCTTGGCCCGGCCGCGGGCTAAGTGTGACCACTTGATCTGGATGATACTGCATACTCGCTTCGCTCGTTTGATTGAGCATATCGATGAACGAAGTGAAATCGATAGACTTGCGTAGCAAGTCTCCTAGAACTGATCAGGCCAGTCTCTGAACAGGGCGTGCTGTATGTTACCTGCAACGAACTGATTGAAACTTTTGTGCTTGGCTTCCAATTCGCCTTCCAATGGAGCCACGCGACGGAAAGCACTATCCATCTGTGCCATGTCTCTGAACTCCATGATGATCATGAATTCTGGAAGATCCGAGATAGATCGGAATCCCATCTTGCACCGTGTGATCCTGTAACTCTGCATTTTGTCTTCAGAGATCAGATGATCAAAGAACTGTTTCATCCCGTTAACCCAATCTAGATCTGTGATGTCGCCCTGTTTGTCTGCCCAGATAGTGTAGAGATCAGCCATAATAGTCCTCCATGCCGCCGTTGCGTCGTATGTCCAACGAACAGCAATGTACACTGCCATCAAAGAAAAATCTGTGTCTGATATCGCACAATATGGGTTCTATGCCGTGCTGACGACAGTAATCAAACACATTTTTGTCGTAGCAGCCAAAAATCACGTGTGATTCGTCTACACTAAGGCAGTTTACATCAAACACGCTTTCATGTATGGCACCGATCCATTCATTAAGATAACGATCTACATATTCTCGGAACTGAGGTACATTATCATAGCCAGGAACCCACCATTTCAGTCCCGGATGCAATTGCTGTCGAAATTGGGAGAAGCGTTCTAGACTAGAAGATTCAACTCGATGTATGCTCCAGCCCGGAAAATCCTGCCGGTAATTGATGCCATCGTCATGATACGAAGTCAGGATCACCCCGGGTTTGAGAACAGCAAACACGCAGTCTCCGTGGCCCTCTGTGAGCATGCGATGGAATCGGTAGCCCGGATCCGTCATCACGTTCTGTTCCAGCCACTGGCTCTGTTCTGCAGTGAGCCATTCACTTTCGTCAAACCAAACATCTCGCCCCATGCGGAACACGCAACTGGCGTTGGCTCCGTTAAACAGATGAGCAGGATCTTGCTCAAAGATGTCCAGAACTTGTGCAGGTGCTGTGTGTTTGTAATGATCAAACAACTGATCAAACACATGATAATTGGAACATCTTACCAATTTATTTCCAAAAACAGACTGTCGATCTCGCGGTGTGATTGGAGGCAAGGTGTGATTGCCACCGATGGCTGCGGTGCGTTGGAATTCTTCCTTGCTGATTATGCCCGGTCTTTGCACCTGTACATTAAAAGATTCCAACGTAGACACCAGGTGATCGAAGTCTTGCTGTATTTCTGTGAAAATCTGTTCTAGACATTGTCGTACTGTGCTGTCCTGCACGAAATCAAAGTACTCGGGGGGATATCCCTGACCTATCACTACTTCTTCTAGAGGTTGGAATTCGCTGTAGCTATTAATGATTGTCTTCATGTGATTGGTCCTAGTATTTCAAATCCTTTGATGTCCAGCATATATGGTTCCACTGATTCAAAATACATCCACTGGAATCCACGCTCGCGATACACTGCGCACTCTGTCTCTAGGCTGAGGATGCCCAGTCTCAACCGCGGATTGCGGTAATTCCAGGCAAAATGATCGCTGAGTACCGAGTGATCGCCCCATCGACGCAACATGCTCCAAGCCACTAAACATCCTTGGTCTTGATAGCCAATCACATCTGTACCAGATTCTGTGAACCTCTCAGGAATCATGGGTACCACACTCAAGAATCGTTTGTGGCGGCAGTAGTCTTTGTAAATGGCAAGCAGTTTTGACACCGGGGGATCTTGGAACAGTACCCAATCTGTGTTGGGCTTGTAATGTGTCTTGGCAAGATTGATGCGACCAAACTGCCAGCTCATCGTCGCGGATCCTCCCGGCCTTCAAACAAAATTTGGAGATAGTCTTCAGGCCAGTCCTTGTAGTAGCCTTTTTCTGAGACCATGCGGGCATGTGCATTGAGTTTGGCCAGAGGCTGTACAAAAGCGATGGCCCAAGTGCCTTGGTTCATGGTTACGCCCTGCACCACTTCAGGTGATCCAGGATGATCTGCTAGAGCAAAAAGATCTCTGGCTCGCAGGAATCCTTGATTCACAGCAGTGATCTGCTGATTGAACTGCTCGGGTTCAAACTCTGTGGGATCATAGACCAAGGCCACCACGTCCAGTTCCCCGATGTTGATGTGCTGTAGGTCTGTGTAGGGATCTATGTGTCCGGGTCTGATCTCAAACTTGCCTTCCAGTCTAGCACGGCGTGCGTAGGGGCACGGAGCCCAGCCCGACAGTGCAGGATGCGGACGTTCTACGAAGCCGGTGATCCAGGCCAAGATGTCCAATTGTGCTTGTTCAAAATTCATTAAAAGAAAGGCAGTCCAGATTTTTTGGTTGTTTCAAGATTTTCTTTGATTATTTCAGACACGATGGATCTTTCGCCATGGCTGAGATGCATGGATTCAGTGTAAGTGAGCCCGCCTCTCATGTACCACACAAATTTCAATGCTTCCTGTCGGATATCTTTGCACTCTTTTTCCATGCCATCCACGATCTGGGTGATGCGATCAGAGTCCGAGGTCAGGAGTCGGACACGAAAAAACGTGCGTTGTCCAAGGTAAACACCTGGTCGTATTTGTGTTGGCAGTTGGGGCAGACGATATCCAATGGTTTGAGTTCGCTGACTTCTCTCATCTGTACCATGTGATCTTTTATTTTGTTGAAAGAAGTACGATCACAATTTTTGATGAATTCTAAAACCTGTTGCGGTTCTTGCACCACTGCGGACGGAGTGCGTATTTCTCTGATGCTCTGTGCCAGTACATTCACAGTTAGCTCCATTATTTTTTTCATCATGCGGTTTAGCTGTTGTACTTTGCTTTCGTCGGTGGCTTCAGCATCGGACAAGATCTGTGCTGTTTTCTGCTGTTCAAACTGCAATATACTGTTGGCAGTGATTTCTTGATAATTCAAAGGTCGGAAAAACAGCGTGAGATCACCGATGACCAGAGGTTGAGAGTAATCTGCTGACTGTATCTTGTCTATCACTAATCTTAGATCAAGTCCAAATTGGCTTTCAGTCTTGCATGATGGACAGGTGGTATCTATGTCCATGGCATGACCGTAACTGGCGATGCGTATAGCCACCAAGATGGTATCAAGATCACTGGCAGGTATATGCCAGGCATCCAGGATGTTGGGCACACAACTCTGCACCACTGAAGTCACTGCTTCACCATTGAACAAGGCATCGGGCGTGCGATAAGTGATTTCGTCCATGGCAGTCATGGGATACACTCCCAACTCACCATTGGCCGGTAGATCTATGCTGCCTTCGGGCCAACCTTGCCCTTTGCTGGGCAAACGGATGTAGATAGCGGGTTGCCGGAAATATTGGCTGAGAGGATTGGGATTTTTTGGCATTTTAGCACCAGGTAAATAGATAACATACTTATGGACAAGGGATTTGCCCCTAAACAAAAATGGATGAAGAAGCACTAGCCAGAGCCTTTGAGAAATTCCAAGCAGGTGTTGATCTAACCGACCAAGACCTCAAGAAACTTGGTCGCGGAACCAGCGAGTTTGGCAAAAATCTCGTTCAAGCAGGCCTTGATGTATCCAAGACCTTTGGTAAGTTTGCCCAGGGATTAGCCGAAGGTGCCACAGATTTCAAAGCACTGAATCCAGTGATCGACGGTGTGACGGGTGCCTTGGGCGACATGGCCAAGACCCTGCCCTATGTTGGCAATGCTGTAGCTGGTTCTCTTAAATTGGTTGCTGAAGGCAGCAAATTCCTGATTGGGCAAATACAACAGGCCGCAGATTCATTCCAAGAAATCAGCAAAATAGGCGGACTCACTGCCCAGGGCATGTCAGGACTGCGTGAGCAGTTCTTGAGATCCGGTCAGACCCTGCAAGGTTTCCAGAAAACAGTCAGTGCCAATGCCCAGGCCTTGGCCATGTTCAGAGGCACAGTGGGATCCGGTGCCGAAGACTTCAGCCGTATAGTTGGCGGCATCGTTGACAGCAATCTCGGGGATGAACTACGCAGGATTGGTTACACAGCCGATGAGATCGGCGAGGCCACCGCAGGTTACATCGCTCAGCAGACTCGTCTGGGCTATGCACAGAACAAAACCCAAGCACAGTTGATCGCGGGCAGCAAACAGTATGCGGATGAATTGGATATTCTAGCCAGATTGACAGGTCAGAGCCGAGAAGCCCTGCAGAAACAACAGGATGCTGCCCTCAGCGAAGGCAGGTTCCGTGCCACACTGGATACCATGAACGAAGGCACAGCCAAAGCCTTGTTGGATTTCCAAAGCCGTATCAATGCTGTGAGTCCAGAAGTGGCACAAGGTATCAGAGACATCACTTCGGGATTTACCAACAGTGATGCAGCTATCAAACTGTTCAATAGCACTGCCGGCGAAGCAGGCAATATCATTGAACGTTTGAAAAACAATGAAATTTCACAGGACGAAGCCACTCGCCAGTTGCAGCAAGCTATCCAAGGCAATATAGAGACAAATCGTGCCTATACCCAGGCTGTGGGTGATGGTACCAATACTTTTATCAAGTACAATCAGGCCAGTGATTTTGCTCGGGCCGAATTGATAGATGGTCAGTTACGTGCCAAGAAAGCTCAGTCAGAAGCCCAGGCCGGCACCGATGATCTAACCAATCAAACTGTAGATGCACAAAAATCTCTTGAACAGATGGGACGCAATCTCAACAACATTGCCTTCCAGGCATTGCCTACAGCAAGTAAAGCTGTATCGGCCTTTGCCGATGTGCTGAATCAAGCAGTGGGAAAGTTCAGCAAAGAACTTGGCATCAAACCTGCTGCTGGAGGTGGTGGCGGGGGAGGTGGTGCTGCCGCAGGTGGTGGAGGCAGACCCCATACTAGTTCACTGGGCGGCAGAATTACCGCCGCGGGTGCGGGTGCTGCTACAGGTGCTGCGATAGGATCAGTGGTTCCGGGGATAGGCACAGCATTTGGCGGACTAGTAGGTGGTATAGCAGGATATTTTGGTTATGAAATGGCTGCCGGTGGCCCAAAACCTGATGATGTCTTAGACTTCACAGGTCAGAGCGGTGGTCGTGCCAACTTTGATGAGTTGGATTCAGATTTAAAAAGAAGAGTTTTGGCAGCCGGACAGCAATACCTAGAAGCCACGGGCAAGAAATTACAGGTAAACAGTGCCAAACGCGATACCGAAGATCAAAAAAGATTATATGATGAAACAGTGAAAGCCGGGAGACCCGGGGTGGGTCCAACTGGAATGGCCGTGGCCAAACCGGGAACAAGTGCTCATGAACTTGGACGTGCCATTGATATACAGAATTATCGCGACAGCCAGGCAGTAGCAGCCATGAACAGCCAAGGACTATTCCAAACTGTGCCTAAAGATCCTGTGCATTTCCAGGTGCAAGCGGCCAACGGCGGAGTGTTTGCTGGACCCAGATCCGGATATGCGGCCACGCTACATGGCACCGAAGCTGTGGTACCCTTGCCTGATGGCAAGACCATTCCAGTGGCCATGCCCGAACTGGCATCTGGACTCCAAGACCAGATGAGCATGATGGGTGCCCAATTGGTAGCACTGGAAAATCTCGTGGCCATCATGCGTGATCAGACCACTATCAGCACCAAGATACTTCAAGCATCCAACAACTAGCGGTAAATATCTGCTACCGCGGGGATGATCATGAGCTGGAAAAAGTATTTCAAAGTAGCAAATGTGGGAGGACAACTCAGTCCTCTGTCAGGATCTGGTGCAGAAGGACTGCCTGGCTATGGCCGCAACGATGGTCGAGATCCCCTGCGTGGCCATGCTGACGTGGTGTATCGCAACTATGCCAGCCGACTGCCCGAAGTTTACACTGGGCATCCTAATCGAGTAGAACGCTACAATCAATACGAAGCCATGGACATGGATTCAGAAATCAATGCTTGCCTGGACATCATAGCGGAATTCTCCACACAGCCCACACCTGATGAACAGGTACCGTTCTCTGTGCAGTACAACGATACACCCACAGATCACGAAGTGGAGATCATCAAAAAGCAGTTGCAGCAGTGGACAAAACTCAACAAACTGGATCAAAGGATCTTCCGCATATTCCGCAATACCATCAAGTACGGCGATCAGGTTTTCATCCGCGATCCCGAAACTTTTGAACTGTATTGGGTGGATATGACCAAGGTGGCTCGGGTGATCGTCAACGAATCAGAAGGCAAACGGCCCGAGCAATACGTGATCCGCGACATCAATCCCAATTTTCAGAATTTAACCATGGCGGCCAAGACCACCACGGACTATCAGTCAAACCCGCCAGCGTCAGGCTACATCGCACCCATGAACTACACCGTGCCCACAGGTGGTGCAGGTGGACAGGGTGCCGGACTCAGCAGATTCAATGCTGCCATGAACGAAGCTGTGCTAGATGCCAAGCACGTAGTGCATGTAAGCCTCACAGAAGGTTTAGATTTTTACTGGCCTTTTGGACAGAGTATCCTGGAAGTGATCTTCCGTGTATTCAAGCAGAAAGAGCTGTTAGAAGATTCTGTGCTGATCTATCGTGTGGCTCGGGCACCAGAACGGCGTATGTTCAAGATCGACGTGGGCAACATGCCTTCACACATGGCCATGGCCTTTGTAGAACGTGTGAAAAACGAAATACATCAGCGTCGCATACCGTCAAACACCGGTGGTGGTCAGCACAT